TTAAATAGCTTCCATCAAATCAAATAGCGTCGGTGCATTCACTTCAATTTCAGCTTCATGCAAGTATGAAAGGCTGTCTTTCCAATAGTCATAATTCAACTCGGTAGAGAGCCCTTTACGCCCCAATCTAATAGCACAGTAAGGAACAGTACCGATACCGCCAAATGGGTCGAATACCAAGTCTCCTTTATTTGAATACCGTTCAATCAACCTCTCAACAATATCAAGCTGAAGAGGACAAATATGATTTTGACGTTTTTTCTGTGACTGCTTGGTATTGAGTGTACGCATCCGGGTAACGTCATCCCAAATCCAAGGTTTCTTACTTACAGGATCTACGGCCATAAATGTTTTTGGTAGTTTACCGTAAACTTCTAATTCTTCAGCGAAAGCAACATGTTCTTCATAATTGTATATATGTTCACGCTCATAGTTTCTAAACAAATGGCGTATCTTGTCAATACCGGCAACTTTCATATCTTCATAGCTTAACAAAGTATTACCTGAAGATTTCCAACTTGCATGAGCATCTATTTGCCAGCGGGCTAACGAATATTCATTCTTATTCTTGGTTACTGGCAAATCTGCATAGGCACGTGAAGTATCAGAAGGCAGTTTACGGAAAAGAAGCACATATTCAGGGCAACCAATACCCATCTTAGAACCATCTTTGCACATCTCTGTATAGCCAAGGCGGTAGGTCTGGTTATTCTCCCTTACCACATCGGTATCTACTGTGATACGCCCCATGTAGCGGAATCCGTGTTTCATGTAGTGAAATACCGTCATTTCGGAGAACGGGTCGATGGTGGGCATACCGTCACCTGTGGCATTACCGAACAATACACGGTCTTTCACATGGATGCAAGCCAGCCGCCCAGGCTTCAATATCCGCATCAGTTCTGGTGTGAGGTAGTCCATCTGCTCGAAGAACTTGTCGTTGCTTTCATTATGCCCGAAATCGTTATAGGTCGGCGTATATTCGTAATGATTGGAAAAAGGGATGCTGGTTACAACCAAATCCACCGAGTTGCTTTCCATTTTCTGACACTCCAAAACATTGTCGTTATTGATGGCTTTCCACAGTTTACCGGATTTTTCTTCACGGCTGGCAAACATCCAGCGCATCATCTTCTCCTCTGCCTGCAAACCGAACAGACCGTTCTCACGGACGATATCAGTCATTTTAGAAACCATTTCACGATGCTGCGCCCATTTCTGCATAAAGCTTTTGAATATCTCTCCTTCACTTTCTGCATAGACCAAGTAAAGGTCTACAGGATGTTTTTGCATGAAACGGTAGATACGGGCTATCGCCTGAAACTTGTCATTGAACCGGTAGTCGATGAACATGATAGCCTTATGACAATGGTACTGGAAGTTCAAACCCTCACCAAGCATTTCAGGCTTTGCGGCCAGGTATTTCAATCTCCCGTTTTTGAAGTCCGCTATCACCTTGTCGGCTTCCTCATCATCCTGCGAGCCATAAACAGCTTTGCAACCGGGGATAGCCTTGCAAAGGGCTTCCCGCTCACTCTCAAGGTCATGCCACAAAAGGAAATGCTCGTCCTTGTTTTCAGGACGATTAATAATCTCTACGACACGGGCAATCTTCTCTGCCATATTGTCCCGACGTTCTTTCGCTGCATCAGCAAGTCCGAGAGCAGCCTCACGAAACATCTTCACTTGTCCGTCACGGTCTGTACCGGCAGTGGAATTGTCAACGCTAACCACTTCTTCATGTACCCGCAGTTCCGGCAATTCATAGCCGGTATCAGGATAACCGAGGTCGGAAGGCTTGGTTAGGAACAATGCCCAAGTTGATACCCACAGCCAAAATTCTTTTTCTTTGTGTGGATAAAGCGTTAGATTATTAGCTTTGGTACTATCACGTTGAAAAAAACGTGTAAGGGCTTGACCTGTATCCATCACTCCAAGATATCCGGCATAATGTATCAGCTCCTTGTATCTGTTAGGTGACGGCGTGGCAGTGGCAACAAAGCGGAAAGGCACATCGGCGAACAGCGGTAGGAACTCTTGGTATGTCTTGGTGCCGAACCCTCTCAATACGCTTGCTTCATCCAATGAGGTAACGGTAAAAAAGGAAGGTTCTATTCTTACGCCGTCTTCTCCGTCACGGACACGCTCATAGTTGGTAATCATTATATCACACTTGCAGGCTCTGACTTCGCTCATGGTCTTGACATACTTAACTGTCATGTTCATGTGCTCCTTAGCTTGGGTGATAAACTCTACTACTACACGTTTAGGACAAACGATAAGAGCTTTACCAAAATACTGGTTGATTATAACTCTGCATATCTCCAATTGGGTTACTGTTTTCTGCATACCGAAACTGGAGAATATGGCACGGCAACCACCGGAAACCGCCCAACGAACGGTATCTCTCACATGAGGGTAAAGAGAAGTTGATATTTCATTAGGATTAACTTCAAATCCAGTATTGTGGCTAATAGCCATCTTGTCTTTTAGAAATTCTATATAGTCTTTCATTTTCATTTCAAATAAAGAGAGGAAACCGTTAGGCTTCCTCTGTGTTATCGTTATTAAGTTCTTCGAGTTGCTGTTTGAGCTTCATCTCTTTCTTGCTATATGAATCTGCAAGTTTCTTTGTTAGCGCATTGTAATCATCCGGATATTGTTCTGCAAAAAGGATTTTCTGACACTTTTGCAAATAGGAGCAGAAATTCACATTATTCGATGATAAGCATTCAGCAATAAAGGCTCTATACCATTGGTGTCGGTCAGCTTGGTTGTTCTTGACATAATTTACAAAATCACTCTCACCATTCCATTTTTTCAAATTCAGTTTTTCAAGATAAGTACTGCTACAACCGCTAAGAACCAGCACATCAAAAACAAGTTGTTCATTTTCAGAGAATTCTTTTGTTCTCTGATAATATGTTTTCTCTTGCGCCCACTTGCGCATTTCTTCAGCAGACTTCTCCTTGACTATATCCTTCGCTCTTTTTAATTGGGCGTTTATTTTTTCCCTTTCTATCTCTTTTAGATCGGCAACGGCGGAAGTAGAGGAAGCCGTTTCTTTTCTAACATAATAGAAACTAACGTTAAATTCGGGAGAATAATGTCCAAAAAATGAAAGACAACGATAAACTTCTCCATCTTCAAGCATTTTCAAAGTGCGTTCATCATCTTCTGAATACCAGCACTTACATCTAAAGATTTCATCAGGATCAACTATTTCAAATCCAAGTTGTTTAACAGCTTCCAAAGTTTTTTCATAGAAAACCTTTCTATCTTCTCCCCAATATGTATCGGGACGTCTAGCGATAATTACTGTTTTTCCAAATGAAAGAGGTTCGCCAACTTTAACAAGATGTTCATATTCTAGTTGAATTTTCCGCGTCACATAAGCAATCTGTTTTTTCTCATAGCAAGCAGCATTGATACATCTAGCATCCTTACTATTCATTTCATAGAACAAACAACCATGATTACACGTATTATTCTCACATTGAGAACATGATTTAATATCAGTATTTTCCCAATTATCGGAATCATCTTTAATCCAAGGTGCGTTACCAAGCTCCATGAAAGAATTACTCACAAATTCTCGAATCATAGCAGTAGTACATTGTTCTTCCTCCTCCTCATGAAACTCTTTTTGAGTATCTTCATCCAATTTAGAAAGAATCATAGCACCGGACAATGGTATATCTCCATTTCTTACCCGCTCTTTTAGTTCAGGAATAAGAGAATTCAATTTAATACGGTCAAAAACAAACCGGGTAGACTTTCCTATTTTAAGAGCAATATCTTCCAAAGTTCGTCCTTTTTCAGCCAACTGCGCAAAGGCAAAAGCTTCTTCGATGGGATCAACATCTTTTCTTTGAAGATTCTCGGCAATCATCGCTTCAAAAGCCTCATCATCTGTCATTTCTCTGACAATGCAGGATATTGTCTGAAATTTTTCCGACTTTTTTCGATGGGCTTTGATTTTTGCAACATTCGCTTCATCTTCCTTTGCTTTCAAAAGTGACACAGCCCGGAAACGACGCTCACCGCAAACAATTTCGTATGTGTAAGGTAGTGGGGTAACATCTCCGGTTTCTAGGTTAGTCATCTCCTCGGATTTAGCAACTCTGACAGTGATAGGTTGCAATAAACCTTGCTTTTCAATGTTGCTTGCAAGCTCTTCAAGAGCTGCTTCATCAAAAGTCTTTCTCGGATTCAAAGGAGAAGGACTGATAAGGTCAATTCTAATGTTTTGTACTTCCATAATTTAATTATATTGGTTTGACTTCTAATTCATTACATCAGTAAATTTATCGTAAAATGACAAGTTATGCAAACAGAAACTTCGCCATTTTAACGCCATTTTCATGCGGGCTTATTACGTATTTGAATGAAGCCACGTTTTTCCGTTTCCCGAAGCAATTCCATATCTTCCTCACGGATATAACAATCCGTTTCACCATTAACAGTTGTGTGATTAGGAATACCAAAACGCTCCCGTATTCTTCTTTTCACTTCAGGAATATCTTCAAGTTTGATATGCCTAGTGTTCCAGTAAATTGTCACCTTCTGCTTCTTGTTTGCCATTTTCTCTTTTGTTTAGATAAGAGATTATTTCATTTGAGAGACTTAACGCTTTAGCAGCTTCTTCATCTCCTTGCCCAACTCTAAGTTTGAGTTCGTTCCGGTATTCTTCATACGACAAGCCACTTGTATAGTTCACTTCCTCCGACAAATTCTCTTTATGAAAATTCCATGACTGATTATCAGCAACAGCACAACGTTCTTTATTGTATTCACGAAGCCAACTCATGATGACCTGACCATCAATTCTATTATAGATATTGCCATATTTCATTTTCATTGCGTTCTTGAAACACAGTTTAAAATCATCAGTTTTCATATATGGATATTCTTCAATGATTAAATCTACTGTAGTAGCGACTTGTGTAGCCGACATTGGATTACCGACATTGAAAAACTCCAAGGCATCAGCTATCAATATGACCAACACTGCTCTGGCTTGCGGCTCACCAAACTTTCTTATAATAGTGCCAATAGAAGGTTCATCACTTTGAAATACATCTTCAACCTTCTTGGGGCATAGAGCTTTGCAATAGTTTTTCGGCGAGGTCCGTAAGACTGCTAACCGATTCTCTTCTTGTGGCCGCAGTATCAGTTCGTTTTCCATTGTAATTTCCTTCTAAAATTTTAGTAAAATTCGCAGACTTGAATATCCAGTCAAAAGTGCACCTCCAATTTTTATCGTTTTGTCCAAGCAAGAAAGGACTGTCTAAAACCAATTGGAACACATCGAATACAGCTTGCTTCCCGTATTGTGCGACACGTGCTTTAATAGCTTTCTTTCGTTTTGCATCTATGGACTTTATAGCAGGAAGTTTACCTTTAAACGTGGAATTAAAATAATCCATTAGCCCACCCCAATCAATCTTTTCCTCGGGGAACAAAGAAAGCTCGTCTTTCTTTGATTCTCCTTTAGGAGAAGTTTCTTTCTTTTTTAAATGAGAATCATTATCATCTACATAATCATTATCATATTCATTATCATTATCGGGTTTTGTGGGTTCTTTTGGGTTTCCAAATAACCCAGTGGGTTTTGTGGGTTCTTTGGGTTCTTTTGGGTTTTCACTTTTCGGACGTCCCCCCTTAGAACCATTGCTCTTATTCCTTTCCACAATAGACATATACTTTTCAGTATCCCTGTCTATATCTATCTTTATAAAGTTGAAAGCAATATTTGCCATAGGTTTCAACCCCCGAAGATTTCCCGTTGTCGCATACTCAATTATGCTTTCGTAAATCTCCAGCCTGACATCATCCGGCAAATCCTTGATTGCTTCTCTCCACCCTTTATAAAAGATGAATGAATTTCTTTCCATATTTTAAGGGATTGTACTCCGATTAGTAATAAAACTCACAGACCTTTTGCTTCCTTCAGTTTTTTCGCTTCTTCCTTGTAATGAGTAATCAGCTTTTCTAATTGAAAGTCACTAAATTGCTTAGAAACATTTTTCTTGGCTTCCAGGAGTAGCACATTTCGTTCACCATACTTGGCAACTAGACGTCTGCGATAATCCTGAATATTTCCTTCCATGAAGCGGTTACAATGTGAACATTGAGCATTGCAGTTCATTTCATCAAAGCGAGTACTCATGTGTTGGCGGTTGATGTAATGACCGCAATCTGCTTTATTGAAAGGCTTTATTTTACCACATGAAATACACTGAAAATATCCATTAGGCATCGTATCACGATAACGGATGAATAAACTAAATATTCTGTCTAGTTCATTGACAAGATCAGGTTTCTTCTTGACCTTAACACCTTCTACCTCGAAAAGAGGCTTTTTCTTTTCTTTCTTCTTGTAATTTCTCCACATGATAATTAAAATACTACATTGGTTAATTGACGGCCACGACTCATTATACACCATTTTCCCTTTTCAGGCTGTTCTATGCGTAACTCTTCAACACGCCCAAAGCGCCGGAAATTCCCACTCAAATCAACAACCCAACCCTCTTTACCTTGGCAGGGACGAATGACACGACCGACCATTTGATAATAGAGGGAAAGGGATTTGGTTGGACGTGCAAGAACAACCGTATCAAGCTCCGGGTAATCGAATCCGGTTGTAAGTACGCCGACATTAGCAACAACTTTTATTCTTCCATCTTTAAAACCTTTCAGAATTCGTGCCCTTTCTTCCTTTGGAGTAGAACCGCTAACGATCGCACAATTAGGAATTTCGGAAGCCAGTTTTTCAGCTTCACGAATAAACCTCGTGAATATTAAAATACCTTTGCGTGGTATGCCCGATTTGGGGTTCAACAGACGTTTTGTCCATCCAACTATATCTTTGTATATGTCCACACGTTCAAACTCTTGCAGAAGACTTTTTTCATCGTAATCTGCACCAGTAGAATTAGTCCTGACTCTACTTAAATCCAACTTTGTAATATCATAGTATTTCAAACTTGCGAGAAATCCTTTAGCAAGTAGTTCACTCACCTGACAGTGATAAATAACATCAGTGAAAACCTTTGGGCGGGTACGAGTTATAAATTTAAGCATAGCACCACCTCTTCCTGAACATAATCTGTAAGGAGTCGCTGTCAGCCCAATAACTTTCCTTTGCTCATCTTCAAAGAATTCCTTATACATTCCTTTCTCCGGATTCACTAAATGACATTCATCAATCAGAACGTGCTTGAAATGTTTGAAGAAACTCATGTGTTTCATCACACTACCAATCATAGCGAACGTAATACGATTGATATCCTTTCTTCCGGCAGAAGCTGAATAAACTCCACAATCGAATATGCCGTATGATTGAAGTTTCGCAAAATTTTGTTCGAGTATTTCCTTGCTAGGCTGGAACACTATCAGCGGCCCGTCTATCCGTGCAGCTATATTGGCAATGACAAGGGACTTCCCGGCACCAGTGGGAAGAACTATCACGTAGTTTTTCTTTTCCTTGGATTTAAAAACGCTGACCGCTGCATCACTAGCACTTTTTTGGTAGTCTCTTAACTGGTATGTCATAATTTGATGTGATATTTATGAACTTTCGAATGACAGTCACCACAAAGGGTAACGAGACAATCAAGATGTTCAAGTTCATGACCAACGATTGATTTTCCGTTAACCTTGTATGTTTTGTGGTGAATCTCTAAATTGAAGTCTTTACCGCACATCTGGCATTTATGTCCGTCCCTAATACGAATTTTACGCTTGGCTTCTTCCCAATCTGGATTATTCACAAGTCGCTTCACATAGTTGGACTTCCTGCCTTTTTTGTGCTGCAATCTACTCATCGTCTTCCGGTTCTTCTTCAGGAAGTTTATCAGACAGGTCTTCTTCGAACTTGTCCCCATAATCTTCTGTATCATCAATAGGGCGTTCTACTTCAGGATATTCAATACCAAACAAATCAAGCATCGCTTTTCTGTTTCGATCTTCCTGTGCCCAAAGAGAACGTTTGTCCCAATCAGGAATTTTTTCAGCTTTCACAAGCTTAAACTCACCGTTCACCCATGAATAATACAGGAAATATCCATCAAGAGCAAACCGGATCGTATTCTTACTTGAAAGATGATACTCCCTCGTCCCCTTTTTGACCTCGGCAGCCAGGTCTTTAATTTCAGTCTTAATAGAAGCTAACCTGTCTTGTGCATCACTCTTAATTTTTTTCGCACGTTCAATGGCTTCCAACAGTTCACGTTCGCGTTTGGGGACCTCATTCTCTTGCTTGATGCAATACTCTTCACGAATTTCGGAAATCTCAAATTCATCCAGTAAACGTTGTGTCACCTCACTTTCAGGGAATGTAGCATTGAAATGCTCATTCACCAACTTTATCAATTCATCTACATTCGTAGAACCCTGAAATAAAACAGGGGGAAATTTTTCCCGAATAGAATCGGGAACTACAAACTCGATTGTCTCGGGTTCGTAGTTTCTCAAATTTGCAATCATAAATTATAAAAGGATTAATTAGTACCGGTTTTGGTACTCATGAATAAAATCTAAGTAATGCTGGTCTTCAGGCAATGGAAGTGTAATACCAAACTCGGTGGCCGCATCTATTTTCACGCTTTCCATGAAATTATGCATCTCTAAAGTATTAAGTTTACTTGTTCCTCGCACAATAGTTTCCACTTTACCATTCACATGAACCTGTTTCACAAGAAACTTCTTACAATACAAGTCATGTATATCCTGAACTCCAGCAGCAGTGCTCCAATACTCTTCACCTGTGTATTCACGCAAACAGGCACCAATACACTGAAACCATTTCCACATGAGAGCATTTTGATTTAATGTTCTCGGCTGTGTTTTTTTCTTAATGGTTACAGTGTATTCTCCATTACGAAGTGTGCTGCACATGAACTCGAAAGACTTATCCATTTGGATTTTGCCATCTTTCTTCGTCAATGTTGCTTCCATAACCTATCAGAATGGCAAATCGTCCTTGGTCGGTGGTGGCGGTGGCGGGCACTCATTCACCGCACTTCGAGTCTGATTATTGGTGTGTTCCGGAAGAGGTGGCGGTGGTGGCGCTTGTTGAGGCTTAACAGAAAGCATCTCCATATTATCAACAAAAAGTTCTGTAATATACCGTTTAATTCCTCTGCTATCATCATAACTCCGAGTTCTTATCTTTCCTTCCAGATACAACTTGTCTCCCTTATGGACATACTTCTCAACAACATCGGCAAGACCACGCCAAACAACAATATTATGCCATTCAGTTCTTTCAGGAACCTGTGTTCCATTGGCAAGGGTATAACCTTTTTCAGTGGTGGCAAAGGAGAAAGTGGCCACTTTAGAACCAGCTTCCAAAATTCTAATATCGGGGTCTTTGCCAACATGCCCGATAAGCATCAATTTGTTTAAACTCATGATTTATCCTCCCTTATTGTTACACGGATACTATCAGCTTTAGGAACTGTTTTGATATACTTAGAATATAATTCCGGATAGTCAGTCTGAAACTTTTTAGTATCAAAATTGTCACTCGTAGAAGCGGGTGTATAACTAACTCGCAATCTTCCGGCATCCCATGACTTGACACCATTCTCACGCATAGCAGTTTTCAATTTTGCCTTATAATCTTTCTGAATCTTGGTTAGATCTGCAAGTTCTTCCTCAATCCCGATTATAGTATTTACAAGCTGCATTGGAATAAGTAACTTGTCATCATCAGGGGCAGGAACGGGAAGATTGGATAGATATTGCTCACCCTTCTTCTCGCATTCCATTAACTTCTTGACTTCTTTATCAGACTTACGGCTAATTTCAACAAATTCATGTTTATTACCACGCAACCAAGTGCTAAACAATTTATCAACTTTGAGTAATGGATTTTGAAGTTCAAAGAAATAAGCATAGATTGACAACTGCCAACTTAAATACTCCTTATCAAGATGAAGGGTAGTTTTGATGTCAACAAGACTAATTCTACCGGCTTTCTCCCAAACACAATCTATATTCGATGCAAAGTATTCGTTATCAGAAACGGTATATTCATTGGCAAGCGCCTTATATCCGGCATTTACCCTCATTCTGATATAATTCTCTGCTTCAATACTTTCAGGAGGTAAGCCTGTTACATCAGCAAACTGGCATTGAGCATGAATAAGGCTACCCTTCTCTGCAGCTCTCTTCAATACAAAATCGGGGACATCTTTATATTTGTCAGGGAACAACTGCCGGCTAATCATACCGGTTATACCTTGCAACTGTTTTTCACCGAGCATATAAGTGTGGTTTTCCTCATTGAAAACCACACTGGATTTCACTAATTCTATCATTATTATCAATTTCTAGGAGGATACGTTTTCTGCATGTCAATAGTTATGTTTCTGAACTCCTTATTATTGTGAAGTTCGGGATGTTCAGCCCAAACTCTCTCAAGCTCTTCGCGGCTTTTAACACCAGTCATTTGTTTAATTGCACGATCTAGGTCTACACCAGTATATACTTTGCCCGAAGCGTTTGAAGCAGAAACATTGGGAGCATATACTTTTTCCTTTGTATTACCATAAGCAAAACGAACGCGGTTTTTATTGTCCACAATAACAAGTAAAATAATCTCCTTTTGCTCGTTATAACCAATCTCTTTTACACTGAATTTGGTGTATAGAGCAGGAGAACCTGTTTTGCTCTGATATATTTCATTTTTCTCAAGTGGAATCCAAATGAAAGGACCCGTATAAAGTTCACGCCCAATTCCCCAGTTAAATCCTGCACGTTTAAAGGCGTCCGAAGCCTGCCCTTTCTCTTTTTCTGTGCTAGATTCTGTCCCAACATCCTGTTTACTCACCCATTCCTTCTTTTCATTATCCCAAATGGACAACGTACAGAATAGATTCCCATTAACGACATCATGGTGCCGTTTCCAGTTCATTTCTCCGAACACTTCATCAAGTATTCTCATGTCTACTCGAGCATCCTTGTATAATAGCAAGGAGCAGCCCGAACCGTCCGGTTTCATAGTACCAACCCTACATTCAATTTCAGAAGCTAGAAGCGGTCTGATAGAATTTTTCTTCTTCTCTTCATTCTGAACCGTTGATACAGTGTTTTTTCTCGCTGTCATAATTCTAATTTAATGGTTTGACTTTTAGTTCATTACATCAGTAAAGGTAATCGTTATTGACAAGTTTAGCAAACAGAAACTTCGCCATTTTAACGCCATTTTCAGGTAGTAAAAACTGCCTGTACGATATTGTACAGGCAGAAAAATAAGAAAATGAATAATCCAATGTACCTTATGGAACGGCTACGCTTTGAAGGGTGTACGGCTCCCTGATTTATACATAATGTAAATGCTAGTGGACGGAACCGGAGTCGAACCGGTCTCACGGAATATTGGTGCACCTCACCGCAGTTTCAACCAACGATATACATATCCGCCCGATTAATTAAAAAGGTGCACTATCTTCACAGACCATACACCCCAATCACAAACACAAAACAAAACTCATGAACTACTATAATTTAATTAGGATCAGAAGGGTGAATGGCGTGGGGATCGAACCCACATCACGCATATCTGCGTATGCTGCCAATTACACCAGCCATCCGTTTTAAGTGAACTATTCTCACGAACCATTCACCTAGAACACAAACACAAAATAAAACACGACATTAACTATTAAATAGCACTCTCACGAGCTTCTTGCTTCCGGATAGCCGTTCAAAGCACACCGGAATAGTATAGAACAATTAAAACTCAAATAACAGGGGCTTTAACCCTACAGCGTCCTTTTCGCTGGCAACATTAGTTAAACATAAAAAGAAAAATTCTCTGTGAAGGAACCCGGACTCGAACCGGGATGATAGATTACCTATGTATGACTTTCTTCAATCTATCTGCATACTTGCGTTTACCAATTCCGCCATTCCTTCAGGTCGTAGCCAGACGCTTCCGGCTACATTGATTGTATATATAATGCAAATATATTTTCACCCTCACGGGTTACTTAACTCTGATTGAGTTGAGCCGGGAAACGGATTCGAACCGCTGACCTCATGTAGAAACATGCGCTCTAACCAACTGGGCTATCCCGGCAGATGCCCGGCGAACCGGGCTAAATAAACATGACAAATACTAAAATTAAGCAATGCAGACCTTCACAGGCTATCCTTATTTTGTTTCCTATCTTCGTAGTATCGAAAACAGATATAATTCACTGATACGACAGTCACCAATACAAAAGCAGCAATAAATTCTTTCTTGCTAACTTCAATGCTATCTATAAGATACAGTGTTGTCCATAAGGCAATGAACATCATGGCATACTGTATCACTTTAATCTTTTTCATTTCTTCCGTTTTTTAGATTTAACTTTCCTTCCCGCACATCGGCAATGAAGTAATACTTGAGCAGCATTACAATGCCACTTGCCGTTTTGGACATTAGTGGGCTTATCACTTTCAATCTTACCCGCTTCTATAAGATTCATCAATTTCTTTTCCCCACCCACATAATACGCAGACTTATCTTTTCCAAACGTTTCTGTAGAAAACAGACGGAGAATATTATCTAGCAATATTTCAGCCATTTCACCTCTGATCATCTCAACAAGCAAGGTAGTTATGCAATTCTGGTTACTATAAACTGCATATTTTTTACATCTGACTTTGTTTTCCAAGCCATTCCTTCAGCTTTTTCTTTATAAAGCCGAGCATTCAATGTATTAGTTACAGACGGTTTCTGAACGATAGGAAATACTTCTATTGCACCAACATCCATACTCCGTAATACATCAATTACGTTACGTCTCTGAATATCCTTTTCCATACAATCTAATTTTAAATTAAACATTGAAGCGATGAGCGGATTCGAACCGCCGACCTCTGCTTGTGGTGCTCTTCCGTTAAGCTAAGAGTATTTCTTGAGAGACTCGAACTCTCAACCATCCACCACACACAGCGCTCTAACCTGCCTGAGCTACATCACCTTTATATACATAAAGCAAATACCTCGATTTGCCGACAAACGTCTAACTGATTTAGTTTTACAACGATACGGCTTGACCATTAACCACAGCATTATATCGTTGAGAAGCCCGCCTACGTCAGTAATCCCTTTCAGCACGTGTCGGCTTCCAAAACACCATTTTACCAATATGTCAAAGAACTCTTCTCTGTTGTTCCCAGTCTCCCTTCAAGGGCAGGCTCAAAGACCGGACTGGGTACCGGATAACCGGCGGTTTGGTTTGACTTTAGTGAGGGTTAGAGAATACTTTGGTTGTTCTTCAAAACTATGTCCATTAAGTTTCGTTGCGATTCAATAAATTTCTTCAAATCATCACATTGGGAAACTTTCTCTCTATAAAATCCACGTTCTGATTCTAAATCTCGTTTGAGTTTTTCATTTTCACCTCTCAAAGAGCTGATCAACGCGTCTCGTTCTTCAATCACAGCTTCATATTTGTCTCGCTGTATTTCTAGTTCGGTTCTTTTATCCATTGTTGTATAATTTGATTAATCTCCGACGTAATGTGCACCGTAATGAGTACTATTTGGGTTGTAGTAAGCGGAAGCGGGAATATTAAGGTTATTATATTCCTTGCTAGGTGTAGCTTTGGCAGTCTTGCTCATAGCTTCATGTCTTTCAGCTAAAAATTTATCAGTTCTTGATTTCACTGCTTCCGGTGAGAAACTTTCTTGGAGTTTTGCAAAGCTCCATGCAGATTTTAAACACTCTGAAAATGTTTTTCCACCCTTCTTGTAATTGCGGTGTGCAGACTTCATTATTTGTGATAAATTGTAGCTCATAATCGTTATTTTTTAATTGGTTTTATCAATCATTTTTTTGTATGTTTGTATGATTGATTGATTTATGATGCAAATGTAATCCAAATATGGATAATTTCAAATCCAAAAATCTATTTTATTATCCATATTTGGATATATTAACTTTATAGTAGTTTTTATGATTAATAGAATTAAAGAAGTCATAGCCCTTTCAGGGCTATCTGATAGGGCATTTGCCATTAAATGTGGTATTAAACAAAACACATTGAGTAGACAATTAGGAGGGGTAAGTGAGGTTAGCGCCTCAACTATTAATGCAATATTGGATAACTACGAAGAAATATCCGCAGAATGGCTGTTAAGAGGAAAAGGTTCTATGCTTCTTCAAAAAGAAGAAACAGAACCAGGAATGGATAAATTGAAAAGTATAGTATATACCATCGCCAATTTACAAGATGAGATTAATGAAAAGACGATGCTCACTCAACGTCTTTTGGAAGAAAATCAAAAACTGAAAGGTGAATTAGCTATGTTAAAGAATGAAAGAAATATAGGATAAACCAACAACACAGAAATGAAAAAAATACTATTACTAATTTTAGCTACAATGCCATTGTTCTGCTTTGCTCAAAAAGTAGACACAAAAATAGACGATTTTACAGGTGAGAAAGTAGTTACAACATCGTGGGAAAAGATTTACTCGGGTGGTGCAACAGGTAAGAATCAAACACGAATAAGATTCAGACACGAAGGCGGTGTAGATTTGATAGAGTTTCGTGTCTTCACAGACTGTGCTACTTCGTGTAATAAAGGACAAGAAATGCTCCTCAAAACGAACGACGGAATTATCAAAGTAAAAAATGTAGAATATACGCTAGCAAAACCAGGGGATTGGACCCCAAATGGCATTAATAGCAAACTAGGAATTTATATTGTATGTCTAGGGAGTGATTTAGAAAAGCTCTCAAACGAAACAGTAACTAAAATGCGGCTAACATTTAGTGATGGATATAGAGATATAGCTTTGAAGGAAAAGGATTCTTCTAAGCTACAAGAGTTATACAATCAATTCAATAAAGCCAAATAACAACCTTGAGTATCGTTTTATGAAAAAGATATTAATCGCATTAATGCTTATTATACCACTTTTTGCAAATGCACAAAAAGATAATAATTTAGCATTCAAAGATTCGTTGAATATATATAAGGATACTTCATCCGAATATCACTCAAAATTAGATTCACTATATTCTAGTTTCGAGGAAAAATATAAAAATCAACAAGTTACTAATATTGGTGGCATTCCTTTTGGGATTTCTAGAGAAGAAGCATTACCCATATTAAGAAACAAGTATGGAGAAGAAATGTATAATCCTAAGAAAAAAAACATATTGTCTTTTAATAATATAAAGTATGCTGGTGTGGATTTTAATACTGTGCATTTTCTTTTCCAATCAGACGGAATTAATAGTTATTTTAATACTTGCATATTTGTTTTAAACGCAGATACAGAAAAAGAAGCAATTGACAAACAAAAAAAAATGAGCGATATTTTGTCTAAAAAATATGAATTATCTTGCGTTAAAGATGCCAATGGACTTGATTCATACGGTGGTGGCGTATCCCCATTATGGGATGGACATTGGAGTTCGTTGTTAAAAGAAGAATATCTCACAGCGATCCATACAGATATAATCAAGTACGATGAAGAGCTAGCAAAAGACACTGGAATCAAATATGCTACTCGTATAATCTATGGTCCTTACAATTATATTAAAGAAGAGTTTTAGTTCCTAATTATATTATCAGCAAACAACAACTATTATAAAATTACAATATGCGCCCAATTAGAACTGTACCCCCAAAAGATGAAAGAGAATATCCTTTAGTTATAACAGCTGAAGAAAAGGATAAAGTATTAAATTATATTTTGGTTGTAGCAAACGGGAAAAGAACAGCTAAACTAAATTATAAAGATATACCAGACCTTAGGATCAGTAAAGAACAATATGAAATAGTTTTAGAGGAGTTCAAAAATAGGAGATTTATTGACTATAAAGGATATGGTATTGAATATCTTACGTTGAATTTTGAAATATTCAATTTTGCAGAAAAAGGGGGATTCACTGTTGAAAGAGACTTATATATATTAAGTTTTGATACATTTCAAATGCAGCTAGAACGATTAGAAAAGGAGTTAAGCCCTGATACAGCAGCGAAAGTTGATGATGTTGTCGGAAAAGCCAAAAATATAACTGAACTACTGATAGGGCTCTCTGCTCTAGCTGAAAAAATGAATCTCTAAGATTTATTATCAGGATCAGTTAATAGGAACTCCAATATAGAAGCTGCACGAAGCAGTCTTGAAGCATATAGAGTTGCATCTGCATCCGGGTTGTATTGATAACGCCTAGTCTGAAACTTTTTAAAAGTAACAAAGCCACTAGACATATCATTAGCAAGTGTTTTCAAGCTTGATATAGTTTCTTTTACATTTTGGTCATAAGACATTTTTATACGCATACGAGCGGAATCATCCACTTTTGCACAACACTGGGGATAAAAGGCTGTCGCATTATCTTCTTTAGAAGATTGTTTTTTACTTATCCTTCTTAGGACATTTTTTAATAACGATTTCATAAACGCACTATTTTAGTTTGACAATGCGCAAATATAATATTTAAAGTAATATAAAATATGAAATATAGAAATCTTGATAGTACATAAAACATCAAATGGTCGAATTATGGTCGAACCATAAAAAAAAGCAGGACTATATAATTGATATACAGAATATACAACTAGATTTCCAAAAATGTGTCTTGTTTATTCATTTTTTACTGTTTTTTCGAGAAAACAGTAAAAAAGTTTGAGTTACGCAAAAAGGTTGCGCACCACTACGCCTATCTTTGTCGAAGAAATAAGAAAACAGGTCAAGTACGGGTTACTTCAACACACTCTTTAAGGTAGAACATTACCAGTACGATTATCTGTTTTCCTGTTTCGTAAAGGGGCAGTAGCTCAGTGGGTAGAGACGGTCGTCGGTTCGACTCCGGCCTGCTCCACAAAAAAACAAATATAGAGGTAGGACAGTAGCTTCGGGATTATCTGAAATGAGGTCAACCGGGGCTTACTTCTTAACGGTGGATATTGCTGGTTCGAATCCGGCCTGTTCTACCTCTTTTTATCAACTTAAGGTCAAGGAAGACTTACTTCAACACTGCAGGAATGCTCCATTGATTCACAGTCTTCCGATTACCTTACTTAAAAAATACAACGTATGAAAAAAGATTTGTTGAAAGTATCTATCAGGCAACATGCAATTTATTTGCCAGCGATAGAAGGAACAGAAAAGCGCGAAGCATTGACTTCGACTACTGTAACATTGGTTGCTCAACTTCGAAAAGTGGGATATAGCTTATCCGAAGAGTTGCTGCATGCTGCCAATCAGTTGTATCCGGCACAACAGGTTGAGATTCTCCAGGTGATGAAAGAAGTATTGGGTGTGTCACTCAACTGGGCTCCATTGGTGAAAGGTTGGGATACACCTACCGGAGAAACACGTTTGGATCATTGGATTACATGGCTTGCTAATATGTTCAATAGTAAGAAAGGTGTGAAACTATCTTGCGGACACGTGATTCCTGATAATACATTCCCCTTGGAACGATACAACGGTTGTCCGTTCTGCGGAACTCCGTTTGAAACGGCATCTACGGAATATTTCGGACAAGCCAGTAAACTGAAAATGTTGGAACTTTGGCAGGAAAAAGAGCTGAATGTTTTCTTTGGTGACTTGCTGGAATCACGTACGGCCCTTGATGCAACACAAGCGGACAGCTTGAAAATCTTGTTGGCTGAACTTCCGTTGCCGGCAGTCGGAATCAAGATGAAAGAAACTCTGATGCTGGTGATCGACACACTGGTAGAGCAGGATAGGGCACAGGAAGCGCAGATTTATTTCTCTGCTCCGAATGATATATTGCGTTATTTGTGGTATAAGAAAACCGGATTCTTGCAAATCATAGAGCCTAAGACCCTCATTCGTAAAGCGGGTAGGAACAATGCACATCTGTGCAATGCTTTGGATAAAAGCCGTTCGGCTGCCCAGGCAAAGCGGGAAGAATTAAAACTGAAATATACCCGTCGCGAGTGTAAAATGGTGGCTCTTTGGTTGAACAATTTGGCGATGACACCGGAGAAGTCTTGTGAAATGATGCATTCGAAAAGGGAAATGTGGGTACGTATGATACGTGCATTGCGTTTGGCGGAATATGCTCGTAAACCGGGATTCGAAAATTTGAAAGAGTTGATGGACGTATTCTACTGTCAGGCATATACAGTTTGGCAGGGAGAAGTGGAACGTAGCCGTTTGAAAGCAGATGCGGCACAGACATTCGCTTTGTTGAAGCAACGTCCGGGTATGTTTGCACGTTCCTTGTTTGCCAATATGCTTTGGTTCGGTCCGGAAGAGACGTTGGCGGCATTTAAAGAAGTCGTTCATTTGTTGCCGGCTCGTTTGGTGGTCACTTTGGGTATGTATGCGGAGAGTTACTTTGAGCAAGGACATAAGAGAATGGTGAAGCCTTTGGGTGGTAATGCGCTTTTGATAGAGCCTCACTATTTGGTGAGTCTTTATATGGAAGACCAGCTTAAAGAAATGGTGAAAGAGGTACAGGATTTGTGTAAAGAGGTTGTTGCTGCCCGCTTTGCTAATGCGGGAGCCGGAAGTGGAAGCGCAAGTATGTATATTGATCCTATGTTGTTTCATATTCCATTGTCTATCGGCGACCGTAGCGAAACGGTTCAGGATACTTCCTGTGCCTTGCAGGGTACACGTTTCCCGGTGGAAGGAGATAAGGTTCGATTGTTTATGCAATGGGGAAAAGGACTTCCGGCACAGCATTTGGATATGGACTTGAGTTGTCATATCACTTTGCCTTCAACGACAGAAGTGTGTTCCTACTTCAATCTGAAAGCTATTGGTGCTAAACATAGCGGAGATATCCGAAGCATCCCCGACAAGAAAGGTACTGCCGAGTATATCGAATTGGATTTGAATGAGTTGGATCGTGTAGGTGCGCAATATGTTGCTTTCACCTGCAATGCGTATAGTAATGGGGCTATCTCTCCTAATCTGGTGGTAGGTTGGATGAACTCCGCTTACCCGATGAAAATATCGGAGAGAAACGGAGTGGCTTATGACCCTTCTTGTGTTCAGCATCAGGTGCGAGTTTCTCAAAGTTTGCAGAAAGGACTTGTTTTCGGAGTCCTGAAAGTGAAGGAACGGGAAGTGGTATGGTTGGAAATTCCTTTCGGCGGACAGACGGTTCTTTCTTTGGATACACAGACTATTGAAAAGTATCTGGATAAACTGGAAGCCAAAACCACTGTGGGCGAACTGTTGGCAATCAAAGCACAAGCACAGGGTTTGAAGTTGGCTGATACACCGGAAGCCGATGAAGTATATACCCGTGAGTGGGCATTGAATACGGCTGCTGTGACTAAGTTGCTGTTAGGTGATTAA